TCTGCACTTGCTATATTCTGTAATTGCGTTCTTGCAGTTTGAACAGCCTGATTGAAAGTATTTACTGGAGGGAAGTTTGAACTACTTGCTGTTAATTGATTAGGTGAAGCTTTAGTAAGATTGATAACTTTATTCAAATTTCCTCCTGTGACCAATCCTTGAGCATTTTGTAATAACCCTGATATTTGTGTTGAAGCTGCGGTTGGATTTCCAATTAGTGATGTTGCTACACCTCCTGTAATTGCAGCCGCTCCTTTAGTTAAGTTAAAACCATTGCTTGCCACACTACCTGCTCCTGCAACTGTTTGAATTGGCAAAGCACTTTCAAATGAAGGTTGACTAGTTCCGCGGTATGGTATAAATGTTTGATTTAGGGCACTTGAGAAACTTCCTCCTCGCAGCGCATTTGTAAAAGCTTGCACTAATTCCCCTTGCGCTAAATTCATTAGATTGACATTTTTATTTTTTTGATATCCTCTAACTAGTTTAAATGCTGCACTACCCCAATTCTTACCTGTTCCGTCTTGTATGACGTCATCTAATACATTTACTATACCCCCAGGTCCCAATATACTATTTGTTCCGCCGCCGGCTGGTGTAAGCGGACTAGGCGATTTGTCATAATGCAAGTCGGCAAATCCTCTGGCCACGGTAGTTGATCCGCCTGCATATAAAACAGATTCATACGATATGGTCATTGTATTTTCCATTGTCCCATCGCCGCCGTTTTGGTGTGTACCATGTCTATATGAAGTTATTATAGGATTAATTAGTGTATATTCACTAAATCTTTTTTGATGTAAACTGTAAATTCTTATTGCATTGATATACTGAGTGGAAATATTACTATTTTTTCTAGGACTATAACCAAATTTATTATATAGATTTCTTTGTCCTAGCACTTGTTTATTACTTCTTAAATAAACTGGACTTATTGCCCCAGTAGCATCGCCATAGTTATTATCCATATCTCTATAGTAATAATTGTAATAATCAAACCATAATTTTCTTACAATGTTTGCCGAATCGTCGTGAAAAGTAATATTAATATCTTCAAACTTGGCTTTACTTTGGGCAATTGATGGTCTGTTGTAATTGTTAAAAATCTTGGTGTCAACTTTGAACTTAGGCAATTCTGAAGACTTAACAAGCATACCTGCTTCAATTTGAGTGCGCTGATCAATTGTGGTAAGTTCAGGATTCAAGTCAAAGTATACATGAAATAGCCATGTATACTTAGGAGATCTTTCATAGTTGTTACTGACAAAAAGCCTACTGGCATGTTGATAATCTTTGACATTATCACCGCGTGCTATTTGTTTTAAGAAACCATCAAATATATTTGGCATAAAATATCCGTTTTAATTATTTATGTTCAAAAAAAAGCCCGGTTTTACCCGGGCTTGTGCTTCAAGAAAACAAAATTATCTTACACCAGTAATAACTGTACCCAAGGTTCTACCTACTGCTGTGCCAATACCAGTACCAGTTGGCGATTGGATAGCATTGTCATACATGATATTCAATTGAATAGTGGTGGGTGTGTTTTCAGCATAGGACATTTCACCGTAGTTTACTGTTGATAGTAATGCACCATACAATTCCCAAGTTTCAAGAATGTTTGGCTGATTAGCACCATTACCGCCATCTAACATTTCAAACTTGAGAACAAATTTGTAATCAATGCCTGATGCTGCTGAACTTTGTTCGGCAAAGTCAAACTGTTTCTGTACTTGTTCACCAACTAATCTACTTACATTACCGCCGGCATCATCTCGTAGCGTAACGCTAACTGCTTCCCAAGTTGGTTTACCAACCAAGTTTACCTTTGAGTTATACACATCAATAGTAAATGGATTCATGTTCAAATTAGGACGACTAATACTGTCTACCTGTTTAGTAAGTTCAACTCTATCAGTGCTGACACCAAAATTTTCAAATACGGCACGAAAACGGTATTTTAATTTTGGCATTAACAAACCTTGTGTGCTTGCACTTTGGTTCGTTGCTAAAGGTACTGTAAATCTGTTCAATGAGGCAATTGCCATTTCTTTCTCCTGTTATAGGTATTTACCAAAATTTTCTTGGAATCTATTGGAGCCCGACAGGCTCCAATATATACCCACATTATATTCCTGCTGCAATATCACCTTGATTCTTTAAGCGTATCGGAATGTAAATGAATTCAACTGCTTTAATCGGTTCAATTGCTATGTCAACATACAATTCATTTCTAGCTATACGTGTTGGAGTGTTATTTGTTTCATCACAAACTACTAGGTAATCATAAACACCACGCTTGGCTACTAGATCGTTAACTGCACCGCTAATAATATTAGCAATCTGATCTCTGGTAATCTTATCATTTGGTTCAAATAAGAATCCATTGCCAACTGTGGCTAATATCGTTCTTAGATAATTTACGAGTCGTGCCACATTAATACGATCTAGACTACTTGCAGATGCATTACGTGTTTTTTGTCCCCATACACATAAACCAACACCAGGAAGATTTGTGATTGGATTAATTTTATTTTCGTATAGAGTGTCTCTTAGGCCTTGGCGTATACCATCAAACACAAATTCTCCAGTGTTTGGATCAATGTATCCAATACTACTTGCATTATCAACCAATCCACGACGTGTTCCTGCAGGCGCAAACCATTGGTAACTTACATTATCACTGAAAATAATTGTACGTAATGCCATATGACTGGCAGGTACAACAATTGTGTTTCCTTGTAGATCTGAAGATTGACCACTAGGATAGTACACACCTAAGTATTCGCTGGCAGTAGCTAGGCCATCACCGTTTGTGTTATTGCTCCAATTAGTAATATCAATTGCATTAGGAGCTAATCTCATTGGTGTATCACCAACAACAAACGCAGTCTGTGCGCGGTCATTGTTGAGAGCTACCATTTCGTCAATTACCTCTGGATAGCCCGGGCAGGCAATTAGATTAAATTGGAATTGGTCTTCTCTGACTTCTGTGTTAGCGATTATTGCAGCTTGCATTGCTGCTGTAACCATACGACGTTGTGCCTGGCGACCCATATATGGACTACCGTTATCTTTGAGACCGCTAGCAGTCTGCCATGTGTCTTTGATAGTAGGCAATGATCCGCCGGCACCAGGAACTGCTGGTAGGTCAGGGTAAGCATTTGCATTAAACTTGTTGCTAATAAATTGTTTTACATTATAGCCACTACGACGTGTGTTAAACAACAACATTCCACGTGGATACAATTTATAATCAGGTGCGTCTTGATCTAAATAATCACTTGCTAACAAATCAGTTATAGCTGGTAAAGATCCTGTAATAATATCCGTAGTGCCATCAGTATCCCAACGAGCATCTGCAAATACAATACCATTTTGACCAACTTGGTCGGTATTATCAATTAATACCCATGTTGTTCCATCATAACGGTAAATTACTGGATAATTCTCTAAATCTCCACTGTCTAACCATAGATCACCAGCCTCTAATGCAGTTACACCGTCGCTTTGAAACACTGGTTCGCTAGCACTTATAATTACTCCTTCTGGATCGGTATTAGCTAGTGTATAACCTCTAGCATCAGTTTTACCTGTCCAATAAGAACTTCTGTATCCGCGCCATCCGCCGATATCATTTATCATAATGTCTACAGTAGCAGGATCGCTGTAATACCACAATGTTCCATCACTTGGCGCCTCATAAGGCTCGGTGGTACTATAGGTATATGTCAATGATTCCCAGTTAGTTAAAGCCAAAGTTGTACCGTATAGTATGGTACCTGTGGTTGAACTGGTGAATCCTGCGTCAGCAGTAGGTGTTCCGGTATCGTCTGACAAGTAAATGTCACCGCCATAAATGTGTGTAAATGTAATAATATTGTTAGTTACACTAATGTCCAATTCAGGAATATTCTGAGCAAGGACATCACTGACAAAACTTGCAGCAGTGGTGCCGCTCAAGGTAATAGTGTACTCTGTAATGTCGGCTGAACCAATTTCTGTGACCCCGATAACAATTACATCAGCCGCTGTGAAAGGATTAGCGCCTAGTGCGCTACCACTTACAACCGTTTGGCCTGTAACACGACGACGGAAAGGCTTAAATGCGGCTGAATTATCGCGTAAAGGATCCCATGCAATCCACACTGTCCCAGCAACAATACCATTACCGCCAGCGGTTGGGTCTAATCCAAATAATGCATCTTCGGCCTGATTAAAAAATTCCGTGCCCAGAGTTGCAAATGTTTCAGTGGTGGTGCTGTATCTCTTGATTACAATGTTTGCTCCACTACCTGTTGCACCAACTTTCATGAAAACGCTACCATTTGGCCTTGGTACGTTGTCTGTACTTCTCCAACTTGGAATTTCAGCAAAAGTACCAAAAGTTAATTCAGGATTAGCATAAGTTCCGGCAGTAATACCCAACGATGCAAGTGGTGTTCCGTCAACATTTGCAATAGAAATTTTACCATCAGCTGTAGCACCGTCACTTGCTGCTGCATCTGTAGCGTAAAGTTCTAATCTGTTATCAATGTACGCAGCGGTAACCCCAGTGATAGCTGCTGTATTAATTGCGGTAACTACCTGTGCAATACTTCTACTAGATCCAGTATTGCCAATAGTAATAGATGGTGCTCCATTGATTGAAATAGCAGCAGCAGGTGTGCTTGCAGGAATAGCAGTGGTAGCACTTGTTGCAAAGGTCACTGTACCACGTATTGTGGCCCAACTATTTTTCCATGCACTAGTGCCAATTCTTACCCATGTGTTGTTTCTATTTTTGTAAAATAGAATTGCGTTACTGCCTGTTCCAAAAGAAACTGCATAACTTCCGATCTGACCAATGCTAGCATTCGGAACGTAAATCCCGGCACTTAATGTTTGATTAGCCGTACTTGTTACTAGAATAGGCGTTTTCAACGTAAACTCACTATTGATAGCGTCCCACTCATCAATTCCCCATACACTTTCAGTTAAATCCATCCAGTGGGTTCCGTTGGCTACTGTGCCTGTAGGACGTACACTAGTGCCTTCTAATTCGTCTAGATTTACATCGGCCCTAATAGCAAAAATTCTATTTACATTGCCAAGAATGCTATATGCAGTCATTAATCCATATTCATTGCGTTCGTCGCCATGTAGAGGTGTTCCGGCTGCACTTTGTTTAAAGCTAGGATAGCCCATAGAAGCAATCAATTCACGTTGACTACTAAATGTTAATAACTTTCCTGCTCGAGCAGCGGTGGTGTCTGTGGCTGACGTGCCTGATGGATTGGTTTTATCCTGAGCAGTTGCCATAATGATTAGGGGTACTGTTCCTACTGCACCAGGAACATATTGACTTTCGTCAGTAACGGTAATTTCTAAACCTGGAGATACGAGTGCCATGTTTTTATCCTTTAACAAAACATTTTGTAGTATTTATTAAAAGGATATTATTTTAGGCAGATACAAGGTGCCTTTAAAAGGTTTTACCTATAAATATTGTTATGAGTAGACCATTATGCATCAGCTGCCATGGAAATTTGGCAGCAATTAACTACATTTCTAACAATAAAACCTATTATAGAAAAATTTGTGCAAGTTGTGCTAGAAAAGGACGACGCACAAAAGAGTTACCAAGTTGGACTAGAAACGGATATAAGAAAAAATTAACTTGTGAGCGTTGCAATTTTAAAGCCAAAAACGGCAATCAGATTTTTGTTTTTTACCTTGATGGGAATCTAAAAAACAACAATTGGTTGAACCTAAGAAGTGTATGTGCAAATTGCAGAATTGAACTAAATTCTTCAAAAACTACTTGGCGCGAAAGTCTGTTGGTAGCAGACAACTAACTTTGTAGTAAAGTTGTTCAACAGTTCCGTTGTTTTCTACTTCATAGTTAAAAGTTTGCCCTATCCAGGCCCATTCACTGTGATGCACTTGAGGGTATCGTTGTGGCATAAGTTGTCCTACATCTTCTAACAACCACTGTCTATCTTCGTGTGTAGTATTTTCTCTTAGCGCACAATCATACCACTCGGGCAGCGGACCGCGTTTGACCCAAATGCATACTCCCCCGTGTTTTCTTATAGCTTTGATTTCGTTAGGGAATCTCACATCGCTGATCACAATGTTCTCAGTGGTATCGCGTAGTCTGTTTTCTAGGCTAGCTATCCAAATGTCGTTGTGAAATCCGTGGCGACAAACTTCTGTGCCCCACAGTTGCAACATGTAGCGCGGAGTCAGCTTGGGCATGTTTAATCTTTTAGCCCACCAAGGATCCACTTGTTCGCGCCATTCTCTTGCTTCCGGAGTTAGTCCTTCTAGTAGCTCTCGGTCCCATCCAAACACTTGAGCCACTGCGTCCTTAAGGGTTCCAGCAAAGCTATCTCTAACAAAGCCGTGCTTGGCCACTAGGTAGTTTGCTACTGTATCCTTGCCTGATCCTATAAATCCTGTTACGCCTATGATCATAAAAAATGCCCCCTAAGGAGCATTTTAATTTATTTGTTAACTAAAGTCAAACGCCGTATTTGTTCTTTTTAGGTTTAGCCACTGGACTAGTTTTTTGTATGGTAGGTCCTTCTTGGCTTCGTAAATCTCCGTGATTGATATCCTCGTAATCGGCTTCTACTTCCTTATAGGCCAATTTCAGCATTTCTTGTTCTTCTTCAGTGTACGGCGCAGCCAATTTCCACTTACCAATCCACGACTCGTCGTCGGTGGGAGGTATAGTTTTACCGTCTGTTGAAGCAAGTGCTAGTCCTAGTCTATAAAGAGTATAATCGCTGTTCCATTTGTTACCGTCTCTAAATCTATTGAGTCCGCGCATAGCAAATCGCTGCCGTGTTTTTAATTCGCCTTTTTGTTCAACTATAATATCGCGTATTTTCATTATCCAATTACCCAAGTCAATGGCATTGATCCATCAACATAATCTTTTAATTCTTGTTCTAGCTTTTCCATTTCAGCAGCAGCTTCACCTTTTAATGTGGCACCGTTTAACTGTGTGCCGCCTTGTGGTCCAGCAATGC